ATGAAGGATGGATGGGATGAGGTAACGCCAGAGCTGCCGATAAATGCACCGGCAACGCTTGGCGAGGATGCAGACAGGAAGGCCGCAGGGCTAATGAGGCATTGGGACGAGAAGGCTGAGACAAGCAGGTGCAGCAAGCTCATACATCAGCACGGGGGAGAGGCTTGGGTGTGGGACCAGCTCGGCTCAGGTGTGCTGGTTATGTCCATCTGCGACGGTATGGGGGTCAGTACTTCGGCGTTCCATCGTTGGGTGTCGAGAGGGGGTGAGACACGCGCCGCTCTGTATACGCGGGCGCGAGAGCAAGGGGCGCACACGCTGGCCGAGCAGACGATCAGCATCGCAGACCAGGCTGACCGCGACACGGTGCAGGTGGCCAAGCTGCGCAGCGACAACAGGTGGCGCATGGCCGCCAAGCTCAACCCCGACACGTATGGCGACAAGGCTGCGGAGATCAACATCAACCTAGGCGACATCGCCCTTGACGCACTGCGCAAGCGCGTCATAGTCGACGTGTCGGATGTCAAGCCTGTACACGGGCTTGACGATGAGTCGTAACCAAGGGTAAACCCTGACAGGGTTTACCCTTGCCAGCCCTGCCAGCCCTGCCCGCCCGCCAGCCGGCCAGCCGGCCAGCCGCGGCGCCCCCCCCCGTCGAGCCGCGGCGGCGGGGCGGCGTTTACGTAGGCCAACACACCTAAAAAATTTTTTTTACAAAATATGCAAAAAAGACTTGTCAGACCCGTCAACCTCATATACATTTAAGTCTTCAACAACAACAGGACACAAAATGACAACATACGCATACATGAGGGTTAGCACGCTGGAGCAGGTGGACGGCACCAGCTTGAGTAATCAGAAGCGGGAGTGCAAGGGGCTGGCCATGACGGGTGGGCTGTACATTGAGACGTACATAGAGGACAAAGGGGTGTCTGGCGCCACCAACTTCTTTGAACGTATGACGGCGCATAACGTGACGCTAAAGGCTGGCGACGTGGTCATAGTGGCCAAGCTGGACCGGTTCAGCCGCGACGCAGCTGATGCGCTCAACACGATTAAGGTGTTGAAGGGGCAGGGCGTGCGGTTGATTATCAATGGACACGGCGACGTGACCGACGACACCAACATCATGGCCAGGCTGATCTTGGAGGTGATGGCGGTGTTCGCCGGTCACGAGCGGCGTGTGATTAAGTCTAGGCAGAAGGATGGCCAGGCTGCCAAAAAGGCGAGGGGCGGGCACATCGGTGGGTCGGCGCCGTTTGGGTATAGGGTGGAGGGCAAGGGCAATAAGGCTGAGCTGGTGAAGGATGACGTCCAGCAGGCGGCATTGTTGGACGTTATTGCTTGGCACGGCGAAAAGATGAGCCTTCGGGGCATCAGCGCACAGGTGAAGGTTAAGCACGGGGTGGTGGTGTCGCACGAGTCTGTGCGCCGAGCCATTGCTGACAATGCGTAAGAGGAGCAGCTACAGGCCCAAAGGCATGGTGTACGACACCATGGGGTATGTCATGGAGAGCTTGACCCCTGTGGCGGCGCACGGGTCTGTGCTTATTGACTTGAAGCTCAAGAACCATGCAGCATTGGCCACGACGACGCAGGGAAGGGCCGACCGCAAGACCATTGACGTGCTGATCGCCGCTTTAAACATGACGGAGACGCTGTACCAGATGGGCTTTGGCGAGGACTACGGGCAGGTGGTTAGAGACGGCATGCAGGCGTTGCGCTCACTTGGAGCGCGTGGTGCAGACACTGGAAAGTTCATCATGAAGTCCGAGGAGATGGCGGCGCTGAACGAGGCAATGGAGTTGCACGACGCGCAGCTGGAGGTGATAACGGTGAAGGACATGGAGAAGGCCCTGCACCATATCTACGAGACCATTAAACACAAACGCGCCACGCCTATTGTGGCTAAGGAGAAAAACACATGACACAAGAAGAGATGATGGCAGACGGTACACAGTACTGCTGCTACTGCGGGTGCGAGAAGGCACGGTTCCAATGCTGCGGCGAGAACCACTTTCAGACCTTTGCTCAAATGTCTGCGGATGAGCAAGATGAGTTTTTTCAACAAGGAGAAAAACCATGGCTAAATTAATCGACTTTCCCATCGGCCTTAATGAAGGCGAGTCTCGCCTTGACTTTGACCCCGACGAGGCGCTCACTGGAGCAGTGGGCAAGCTAACGGAAGTGGTCATTGTTGGCTACGAGGCCGACGGCTCATTGTATTTTGCGTCTAATCGCGCCAATGCGCCGGATGTGCTTTGGCTCCTTAAACAAGCAGAGCAGATTCTGCTGGATATTGAACGGGAGATGAGGACATGAGCGGAGATCAAGACAAGCGGATAGAAAAGGCAGCAGAACACCTCGGGTCTGGCGCATTGAAGATGATAAAAGCAATATTGATGAAGCACGATGTGGCAATCATTGAGGCAGGCCAAGAGGCAATAGAAGCGGCAGTGAAGGCGGAGCGTGAGGCGTGTGCCCAATTGTGTGGCGACATGGTGTTTTACACCGGCTATGACTGCGCAGCTGCCATCCGCGCAAGAGGCAGTGCTTAAGCTACTACTGGCCGTGTTGATGCTACCGGCATCGGCATTGGCTGTGCCGTACTCGCCACAGGCCAAGTGTCTGGCTGATAATTTGCACTACGAGGCAAGAGGAGAGAGTTTGGCTGGCATCAGAGCAGTGGCCTCGGTGGTCTTAAACAGGGTTGCTAGTAAGCGCTGGCCAAACTCAATCTGCAAAGTGGTTTATCAAAGCAAGCAGTTTAGCTGGGCCAACGATTACAGAGCTAGAAATCCCAGGCTGGTCGCGTACACAGAGAAGGTGCAACGGGTTGTTGCTAAAGCAATCGCAGGTAGGTTGAAGGACAACACACGAAAGTCAACGCACTACCATACCTTGGCCGTTTACCCCAAGTGGGCGGGCAGACTTGAAATGACAGAGGTCATTGGTTTTCACGTTTTTTATAAATACCACAGGAGAAAGACATGAGCGCAGAAAAAGAAATTAGACGCACAAACGCATGGCTACAACGCCGCGTCATGGCAAGCAAAATACCGGTTGACGCAGAGCCATACATCGACTATCAGTATCAACCGCCGCAGCGCTGGCGTACTGGTTTGGTGGATTTGGCGGTTGCGGCGGCGGTTCTGTTTGCCGTTGGACTTATTACCTACGGGCTAATCACCCTCAACCTGTGGCTTGCAACATGAAAGAGCCAGCCCCCAACGGGTTTGTAATACCCAAAGTTTTTTTGGCCAACGACCCAGCGTTTAGGCGTTCAAATGCCAGCGCCGCTGGCGGCAGGACCAGAGCGGACAACATGGCGGACGAGTTAAAAAAATCGTTCCTGCTACACATCAAAGACAACAGCAAGGTAAAAAGAAAATGACAACACACGGCAACATCCCATCCTCACGCTACAACGGCGACTTCCACTCAACCCTGGACATGGGGCAGACCAAGACCGCCGTCAGACTCGGCGCTGAGGACGCACTACCGCTGCCATCACGCGTCGGGAATTATCTCAAGTATCCAGACGGCAGAATTGAGAAAATTGACTCCGGCGTCAAAACCGCATCAAAATTATGGGGCAACCTATGAGCCAGACCACCCAGGCGCGGGAGGTGTTCCAGCAGTGGGTTGAGCGCTACAGGGACAAGCCTGCGCTGTTTGTCCAGGAAGTGCTGGGCGTGGACCCGGACGTGTGGCAGATTGATTTTTTGAACGCCATCGCACGAGGTGACAGGCGAATATCAGTCAGGTCTGGCCACGGCGTTGGCAAGTCAACCGCGAGCAGCTGGGCGATGCTGTGGTTCTTTATGACCCGGTCGCCTGTCAAGGTGGTGGTCACGGCGCCGACGTCCGCTCAGCTGTTTGACGCGTTGTTTGCCGAGCTAAAGCGCTGGGTCAATGAGCTGCCAAAGCCCTTGCAGGCGATGGTCACCGTGAAGCAGGACCGCATTGTTTTTAACTCCGCACCTGACGAGATGTTTATCTCTGCGCGTACATCAAGGGCCGAGCAGCCAGAGGCGCTGCAGGGCATCCACTCGGACCACGTTATGTTGGTGGCTGATGAGGCGTCAGGCGTGCCGGAAGCTGTGTTTGAGGCGGCCAGCGGCTCGATGTCTGGCCACGCAGCTGTGACCCTGCTACTGGGCAACCCGACACGGTCCAGCGGCTTCTTTTATGACACGCACAACCGGCTGGCCAATGAATGGACAACCTTCAAGGTTGGTTGTGAGCAGTCACCAAGGGTTAGCAAGGACTACATTGATGAGATGGCGTCCAGGTACGGCGAGGACAGCAACGCGTACAGGGTCCGCGTGCTGGGCGAGTTCCCGCGATCAGACGACGACACCATGATCCCGATGGACTTGATCGAAAGCGCTCGGCATCGTGATGTAACCGTCAACC